CGTTTAGATTTTGAAGAAACATATAAGCATTTATTGTATCACCCTGCATTACATAAAATTATCAACGTAGAGGAGGAAATAAAATGAGTAACATTAGTATAGCAAGCAGTGCAGTCTTAATTGACTTAAACATATCAATATGGACAGCTAGGAAACTAGATAAGAATGTGTCCAAAGAAATTGATATAAACAAAAACACAACTATCAAGGCAGGTAATTATAACAAACATATCCTTGCAGGTTCAGACCAACTAGAAGCTATCACAAAATTAGCAAATGAAATTCGTGATTGGCATGGCAGGCAAACACTGCCTTGGTCAGATACAGGCACAAGGTTATTACCGATGACTAACTTCTTTGATTACAAACATCAGCTAGGAGTGTATGAGGCGGAATTTAAATCTCGTATAAATACATTTATACAACAATATCCAAACATCATACAAGGTATGGTTTATAAACTAGGTAATCTGTTTGATAGGTCAGAATATCCCGAGGCAGACAAAATTGCAAACAAGTTTAACTTGAGATATACTATTATGCCTGTGCCAGAAACAAATGATTTCCGTGTTGACATCGCAGATGATATTCGTAATGAGATGCAACAAGAATATCAGAAAGCATACGAAGGTCGTGTTGAAGCAGCTATGAGTGATGCATGGTCTAGGCTACACAACACCCTAGAGCACATGGTAGACAGATTAAGTGGTGATGAAAAAAAGATATTTAGAAATAGTTTAGTAGATAATGCGTTAGAGTTGACAAATCTATTAACAAGACTTAATGTAACAAAAGACCCAAAATTAGAACAAGCAAGACAATCTTTGGAACAAACATTAGTAGGTGTTACAGCCGATGAGTTACGAGAAAGTGTAGGGGCTCGCCAAGAAATATTAGCAAGAGTCAACAAAATTATGGAGAACATATGAAAATATATCATGCGTTAGATGAGAACTCATCGCTTTTATCTAAGGAGGATAAGGAGAAGATGGCTATCCTTAAACTTGTAGATGTAGGTAGATATATAAAAAATGTAGGTATCAGAGATGGTCAATTTTATGTTATTGCTGAGAATAATACTGATGAAGTGTATTTAGAATATCGACAAGTTATGGGTAACATTGAAGCTGCCTTCTCAAAGAAATTAGATTTTAGAATGATAGGTCAGAAAACAGCTGAGTTTCAACATAAGAAAGCAGCTGTTGTCCAACGCCTTATGGAGATACCAAAGTGAGACAACCTGTAAAAGAAAAATGGGTTAAGCAACAAGTAGTTAAAATGCTAAAGGCTCGGGGAGTGTATTATTTTTTTCCTGTTGCTGGTGCATACACAAGTATAGGTGTGCCTGATATTATTGCGTGTATTAGAGGTAAATTTGTAGCTATAGAATGTAAGGCAGGAACTAATCGTCCTACAGAACTACAACTACGAAACCTTGAAGCCATACGAGATAACGAAGGTATAGCTATGGTTGTAAATGAAAACGATTTAGAAGCATTAGAACAACGATTGGAAACTCTAACATGACAAGACTAAAAACAATATTAAATAAATACAAGGGGACAAGAATGGCAAAGCCTAAATTTAGAATGATGTTATCTATGCAAGAAGAACAAGACATGGTTAATCAACCATCTCACTATACACAGGGGGGTATTGAAACAATAGACTACATGAAAGCTAAGTCAACACCCGAAGAGTTTTCGGGACACTTACGCTTAACTGCTATTAAGTATTTGTCAAGGGCTGGATTAAAAGAGTCAACACTTATAGACTTGAAAAAAGCACAATGGTATGTTAATGAGTTAGTAGCATTTGTAGAAAAACAATCTGTAAATTCTAAATAATGTGGGTGTTTCAGCTTGCGTTAATCTCAGGAGTTATGGTAGGCTTAGAACTTAAATTTTTAGAAAAAGATGCACCCTATACTTTTTCTTTAGTGATAGACTTATTCATAATTCGATTGGTGTTACAAAAGCTTAAATATGTCAGATGATGCAGATAAAACTCAAGATAGATTAGAACTAGAAAACGCCATTCGCCGTAAGGAGATGGAGGGTATAAAGTATTTACAAGGGGTAGGTCACTGTTTAAATTGTGGCACTAAACTTAATGACTCAAGACGTTGGTGTGATAAAGATTGTGCTGATGATTGGGAATACAACGTCAATAGACGCAAATAAAAGGAGAGAGGCATGGCTACAAAATCAACTAACCCTACTACTAGGGAAACATCTGCCACTACATTCGATAGAGGCGAAAGAAATTTAATCGTTACCATACATCATGGTGTTATCAAAATCAGACCTAAAGGATTAAAGTCAGAGGAAGTTATTAACATTGCTGCTATCTATGAGCAAGCAGTTAAAGCCCGCGTTAGGGGTAAGTAATGCCTAACTTAATCACGCTAGACTTTGAAACATACTACGATAAAGAGTATGGGTTAAAGAAGTTTACTACCGAAGAATATATTAGAGATGAGAAGTTTGAAGTTATAGGCGTTGCCGTTAAAGATAAAGGCGTAACTAAATGGGTATCGGGCACTTACAATGAAATAAAATCTTTTTTAGATAGTTACAATATGCATGAGCACTTTGTGCTAGGACATAACATGAAGTTTGATGCCGCAATTCTTTCATGGCATTTTGATATACACCCCCTAGGTTTATTCGATACCATGAGTATGGCTCAAATAATACATGGTTTAACTGAGTCTGTATCATTAGCTAATCTATCTAAGCTATATAACTTAGGCGAGAAAGGCACAGAAGTATTAGATGCTTTAGGTAAGCGACGTATAGATTTTACGCCAAACGAAATGTGCTCTTACGCTAAGTATTGTATCAATGATGTAGAACTAACCTATGAATTGTTTACCGAGTTGAAAGATAAGTTTACTTCACCCGAGATGAAGCTTATTGATTTAACTATCCGTATGTTTACAGAACCTAAATTAGAACTTAATAAAGGGCTGTTGGTAAGACATCTTGCTGAGGTTAGAGCCAAGAAAGAAGACCTACTTAATTCCGTAACGGTAGACAAAGATACTCTTATGAGTAATCCTAAGTTTGCGGCTATTCTAGAAAGTATGAAGATTAAAGTGCCAATGAAAGAAAGCCCTGCCACAGGTAAACAAACATATGCGTTAGCTAAAACAGATGAAGGGTTTAAAGCCTTATTAGAACATGAAGACCCTTATGTCCAAGCCCTTGCTGCGGCTCGTGTAGGTAATAAGTCTACCATCGAAGAAACAAGAACGGAAACCTTTATTAACATAGCTAACAGAGGGAAACTTCCTGTTCCGTTAAAGTATGCGGGTGCAGTTGTGTCTCATCGATGGAGTGGAGTTGATGGTATTAATCTTCAAAACTTACCACGGTCATCACCTCTTCGCCGCGCAATTTGTCCCCCAAAAGGATTTAAAATTGTTGCGTCTGACTTGAGCAATATTGAATTGCGTCTTGCGTATTGGTTTGCTAAATCACATAGTAAGATACAGCAGATTAAAGATGGTATTGATTTGTATACACAATCAGCGGCAGATATTACAGGAACACCCTATAACGAAGTTAACAAAGACCTACGATATATATTTAAGGTAGTAAATTTATCGGGTATCTATGGTGTAGGGGCTAATAAGATGCACTCTATATTAAAACAAGGCGGTGTAGATAAAGACTTAAACGAAGTTAAAAACATCGTGTATGCGTATCGCAAATCAAACCCCGAACTTGTTGAGGCGTGGCAAGACGCAGGAACTATGTTAGAAAGTGTAAGAGCAGGTCAACACTATACTATGGGTAATGGAGGGATTATATCAAGTGTTCCAAAAGAAGGCATGATGAAACCTAATGGTATGATGTTAGGACTACCTAACCTTCGTAAATTAAAGACAGATATGGGCGAGTCATGGGCATATGATAAGTTAATGGGTAGAACTTTAATCCCCGAATATATTCACCCGTCTAAAACATTTCAACGCTGCATACAAGCGTTGGCTCGTGATATAATAGCAGAACAGTTAATACAAGTAGCTAAAAGGTATACTGTTGTAATGACTGTGCATGATGAGTTAGTTATGTTATGTAAAGACGCAGAAGTAGACGATTGTATAGCTTATGTTAAAAAGTGTATGACTACTGCGCCCTCTTGGTGTAGCGACTTACCACTCGGTTGTGAAGTGGGTGTAGGTGATAACTATATGGATGCTAAGTAATGAACTACTATGAAATAGGCACTAAGTCTACTATAGCTAAAGAACTATATGACTACGCCTTTAATCCTCAACCATGGTTTCCACACTATAACTTTAATGTTAAACCTATACCGCCTGACATAATACATAGGGATAACTTTTTTAAGTGGCTACACGCAAGATATGAATTTATTGTAGGGATACTAAGATTAGACCCTTACACTTGTTATGATTGGCATACAGATACAAGACGTGGTGTAGGTATCAATATGTTATTGACTCCGTTCGATAGAAGTGTTTGTGCCTTTGCTCCTGACAAAGAAGGAGCAGTATTTGAAATAGAAGAATTAAAATATAAACCTACAACATACTATATATTTAATACGCAAGTGCCACATACAGTATATAACTTTGAAACAACTCGGTATCTTATGAGTGTTGAATTTGCCAAGGATAAAAGCGAGTTATCTTTCGAGGACTTACTAAATGATATAAGGACACAGTATGAAAAAGACCGCACAAAATGATATAACAGGTGATTGGTTACAATCTAAACCAAACAACGAACAGTTTGAAAAGAATTGGGATTTAATTTTTGGTAAGAAAAAGAAAGATGTTTTACCCGAGTATGAACTTAATAAATCAACAGGCGAAGTCCAAAAGGTAGATAATGGCGACACAACAAATACACAAAAGTAGACGGCATGCTGACCCGTTTAAAACAAGAACAGGTAAAGATAGATTAAAAGCCTTGTCTTTAAAAAAGCTATATGAGTTATTAGATAAAGCTGCAGAAGGTAAAAATAGAGCAAAGATAGCAAAAGAAATTGCTAGGAGAACTCCAATTGGCTGAATTTAAAACGTGGTCTTACTCAAGTGCAACAACATTTGAGAAATGTCCTAAGCAATACTATCATCTGTATGTAGCAAAAGATATTAAGCAAGACCCGAATACAGAACATTTCCTTTATGGTAACGAAGTTCACAAAGCTGCAGAGTTATATGTGAGCAAAGCAACACCACTGCCAGAAAAGTTTGATATGTTTAAGCCGACTCTTGATAGGTTAATATCTATTCCAGGAGATAAATACTGTGAATATAAGTTAGGATTAACTAAAGATTTAAAACCTTGTGACTTCTTTGCTAAAGATGTTTGGTGGAGAGGGGTCATTGACTTACTAGTCATAAACTCCAAAACTAAGTTAGCAACCTTGATTGATTATAAAACAGGCAAGTCTAGTCAGTATGCAGATACTAGACAGCTATCTTTGTTTAGTGTAGCTATATTTAAACACTTTCCTGATATGGAAAAAATTAAATCAGGCTTAGTTTTCTTAGTAAGTAAAGAGATATTAAAAGAAGATTATACAAGTGATAAAGTAGAGGACATGTTTGCAGAATGGAGTAAAATAGTATTACGTATAAACGGGGCTTACGAGTCAGGGGTATTTAATGCTGTTCCTAACTTTGCATGTAAGAAGTTTTGTCCTGTTCAATCATGTTCACATTGGGGAAAATAATGGCAAGAGATTATAAAAAAGAAAACGAACTTTATAAAAGTAAACCTGAACAAATAAAATTGCGTGTAGCTAGAAATAAAGCTAGACGACAAGCTATTAAAGATGGTAGAGTAGAAAAGGGTGATGGTAAAGAGATAGACCATGTTATCCCTCTTAGTAAAGGTGGAAGTAATACTAAAGCAAATACTAGAATTAGAACTAAAAGTCAGAACAGTTCTTTTAGTCGCAATAGCGATAATTCAGTTAAAAAGAATACACCTTTAAAAAAGAAATAGTTTTTCCGCAAGACGTGAGTGCGATATAACCACGTCAGTTAACAATAAGAATTTCGACATGCTCGCTTTCATCTTATGTGTTAACATGTAGGGCTAGACGCGTCATTACCTCTCTCGATGTCGCGTCTATTTTTATTACTAGGAGATTGCATTGGAAGTATACAAAGACAAGGCGTTGATAGTTAATACAAAACGTCCACAACTTATTTTAGACAAGATACCTAAAAGTAAGTTATACAAAGAACATGATAATGGTGTAAGCCAAGTCATAGTTAATTGGGGTTTAGATGAAGTCATAACCCTATCAGACATGAAGGTTAAAAATCCCCCTTCTCCTATATCACGTGACTACAGCTGGCCTGGTATTCACAAACCATTTGATCATCAAAGAACAACAGCTCAGTTTCTTTCTGCACATAGACGTGCTTATTGCCTATCAGAAGCAGGCACAGGCAAAACATCTGCAGTAATATGGGCTGCTGATTATTTAATGAACCAAGGTAAAATAAAAAGAATGTTAGTGGTATGCCCACTATCAATTATGCAAGCAGCATGGCAGGCTGATTTTTTTAAAACAGCTATGCATAGGTCTGTAGGTATTGCTCATGGTAGTGCTGAAAAACGTAAAAAAGTATTCGATGAAAAAACAGATGTAGTTATCATCAACTATGATGGTATAGAAATTGTAGAGAAAGAAATCCTATCTGGCGGTTTTGATTTAATAGTAGTTGATGAAGCTAACTATATCAAGACTGTCACGACACGTCGCTGGAAGTCAATCAATCGTGTGGTAACACCTAACACATGGTTATGGCTTATGACAGGAACACCCGCTGCTCAATCACCGGCTGACGCATATGGACTGGCTAGACTTGTGAACCCCGCATCCGTCCCGAAATACGCAGGAACATTTAAGGATATGGTAATGCAGAAAGTCAGTCAGTTCACCTGGGTGCCTAGATTTAATGCGCAGGACATAGTATTTAAAACACTACAACCTGCCATTCGTTATACAAAAGAAGAATGTCTTGACTTACCCGATGTTTTATATACAACTCGGGAAGTCCCACTTACTCCTCAACAAGATAAGTATTATAAGAAGTTAAAAAAAGATATGTATATGGAAACATCAGGTGAAGAAATTACTGTTGTTAATGCAGCGGTAATGCTTACCAAACTCCTACAAGTAAGTGCAGGTTCCATATATTCGGATACAAGAGGTATCATAGAGTTTGATGTGTCTAATCGCATGACGGCTTTAAAAGAAATTATAGAAGAAGCTAGCCACAAAGTTATTGTATTCTGCCCTTTCCGTCACAGCATAGAAAAGATAATGGCAGAACTACACAAAGATAAAATTACCTGTGATTGTATACATGGAGATGTGTCTATGAATAAACGCACAGAAATATTTAAAAGTTTTCAAGAAAGTAAAAACCCCCAAGTATTAGTAGTCCAACCTCAAGCTGCATCGCATGGAGTTACCCTCCACGCAGCTAATGTAGTTGTATTTTGGTCACCTGTGATGTCAGTTGAAACATACATACAATGTTGTGCTCGTATGGATAGAGCAGGACAAAAAAATAAGATGACTGTAGTTCATTTACAAGGTAGCCCTGTTGAATCAAAAATATATAGAATGTTGCAAGGTAAAATAGATAATCATATTAAATTAGTCGATCTTTATAAAGAAGAATTTAATGATGCCTAAAGATAGACGAGAATATTATAAAGAATGGCGTAGTAAAAATATGAAAAAAATTAAAACCTATATAGAAGATAAGTATAAAGACTACGCAGAGCATAGCGCTAACTATAGAATAAAACATCCTGAAAGAGTTATATGTTCAATGGCAAAAAGAAGAGCCAAGGAAAAAGGACTTGAGTTTAACATAGATAATACAGATATAGACATACCTATCCTATGCCCTATATTAGGTATCCCAATAGTTAAAATTTACACTAAAGGAAAAAGCACAGGACCTACTTCTAACTCTCCATCACTAGACAGAATAGATAATACAAAAGGATATATAAAAGGTAACGTAAGAGTTATTAGCCACAAAGCTAACACAATGAAACATAATGCTTCCCCTATAGAGTTAATAAGATTTGCTGAATGGGTTTTATTTAATTATAAAAATAGTTGACAAAGTAAATTGTTGTGCTATACTGTTATTCTTAATATTTGAAAGGAGAGTATATGGAATTAGATGACAACAAGATAGAAAAGCTTATGCAAGCATCAGTCAATATGCGTGATAAGATTGAAACTTTAGAAAAAGAAATTACTGATATCAAAGTGCAAAAAGATAAAGTGGATTTGGCTCTTAATGAGGCGTGTAGAACTTTAAATGTAACGAGTTTAAAAACTAAAGTAGGAACTTTATCAAGAACTTTACGCACAAGATATTGGACAAGTGATTGGTCTAGCATGTATGACTTTATATTAGAAAACAAAATGCCTGAGTTTTTTGAAAAAAGACTAGTGCAGTCGGCAGTAAAAGAATATCTAGAACTTAATCCCGATAAAGCACCACCAGGATTACAAGCAACAAGTGAATACACCGTAAGAATAACTAAAAGTAGAGACAATAAGGAGAATATATGAGCACAGATTTAGATGTATTTGGTAGCAACGCAGTAACAACACACACCCGTAGAGATGATGGCTTCACTGCCAACATTACAGGAAGTTCAATGACTGCTAAACGTATTTCTATACGAGGCGGTAAATTTAGATTAATGGTTAATGGTAAAGAAATTGAGAAGTCTAATCAAGATGCACTTGATGTGGTTATTGTTAATGCATCACCACATGTGCATCGTATGTATTTTGCCAAAGAGTTTAGACAAGGCGAAAAGATGCCACCACCAGCATGCTGGTCTTCAGATAGCACAAAACCTGATGATACAGTTCCTGAGAAACAAGCAGATACATGTTTAGCATGTCCTCAAAACATTAAAGGTTCTGGACCATCTGGCACTAAAGCTTGTCGTTTTAGTAGACGTATTGCCGTTGTTCGTGCTGATGATTTAAATGGTGATATATATCAAATGACATTACCTGCACAGTCTATTTTTGGTAATGGAACTAAAGACCGCAAACCTTTACACGAATATACAGATTACGTTCGTGCTAATGGTCAAAACTTAATGTCTGTTGTATCAAGAGTTTCTTTTGATGAAGACTCATCAAGCACAAAAATTGGGTTTAAACCAATCAGAGTATTGAATGATGAAGAGTATGCAGTATGCTCTACAAAATCAACTTCAGAAGAAGCTAAACGTGCTATTACTTTATCTGTCAACATTAATAAAGATGAAGACGGTGAAGAGTTTGAGCAGAAAAAACAACAACCTATTGCTAGACCTGTTGACCCTGTGATACCTAAAGTAGAAGATGATATACCAGAGCCTACTGTTCGTGCTACAGAAAAACCTGCTCCAGCAGCTACTCCAAAACCAGCAGCACCTAAAGTTGATCAAGGTGATGTTAGTTTAGACGATCTTGTATCTGATTGGACTTAACATGCGGGGATATTCACAGAGTATTATAGAAGCTAATTTAAAAGCTAAAGAAACAACAGGAACACTTTTAGGTGCTATTTGCATAGCACTTAAATACCCTGCAAGTCAAGTAGCGAAAGAGCTTAACGTTTCTCGTCAAACAGTGTATGATTGGTTTTCGGGTAAAGCAAGACCCTCTAAGCGAGTTGACTTAAAAATCAAGCACTTAGTAATACGCTTAAAGCAAAACTAAATAACTTGCAATGCAAGCAGGTGGTTAAGCCCCTCCCGTTTAACCAGTCATCAATACGGCACCGCTATCTGCCGTTTGCATACGGTAGCACTTATTCAGTAGCAAAACTTATTTCGAGAGAAACATGCAAACAAAAGAATTTTTACAACACGTTTGGTCTGACCAAGGATACTATTGCATAGTAGGTAAAGACCAACAAAACATAGTCACTCCTAAATTCATAGACTCCATAGATGATGCAATAAAAGTAATTGATAGATTTTTAGAAGATAAACAAGATGTTTATTTTGCATGTTCTACATGGACCGAAAACACAGAACGTAAAAAACATAATGCTAAAGAACAAAAAATATTATGGCTTGATATAGATTGTGGATTTGATTCTAAAAAACGTAAATGGAAAGATTACGAAACTAAAGACGAAGCTTTAATAGCTTTACGCAAATTTACAGATACCACGGAGTTGCCAGAGCCTACAATTGTTGACTCAGGTAATGGTATTCACTGCTATTGGTCTTTAACAGAACCTATAGATAAAGCTATATGGCTACCTGTAGCTGAAGGATTTAAATTTTTATGTGCTAAACATGGACTCAAAGCTGATGGTGCTTGCACCGCTGATGTTGCTCGTATACTTAGAGTGCCTAATACAAAGAACTTTAAAAACTTTGAAAAGCCTTCTGATGTAGTAATACTTAATGAAGGTAAAGCTACACCCTTTGATGAGTTAGCAAGACTTATCCCTATACATGTGTCAGATAAACCTAAAGCTAAACGACCTTTAGATGAAGCAACAAAAGCTATACTAGGAAATAACTCTTCTAAATTTATGAAGATTATTGAACGCTGCCGTAAAGATGATGGCTGCGCACAATTAGTTCATATCATGACTAAACAAGCTACTGTAGAAGAACCACTATGGAGGTCTGGTTTATCTATTGCAGCATACTGTGAAGATTCAGAAGCCGCAATCCATAACATCTCTAAACATCACCCAGACTATGATTATGCCAAAACAGAAACTAAAGCTAACGGCATTCCAGGTCCTCACACATGTAAACAATTTGAAGGCTTACGTCCTGAAGGTTGCGATGGATGTAAGCACAAAGGTAAGATTACTTCTCCTATAGAATTAGGTAGGGTTATCCTTCGTTCCAAAGGTGCTGATAATGTTATACAAGCTAAGTCAGAAGAACTTGGAGAAATAGTAACATATCAAATTCCTGATTATCCTTTCCCATATTTTAGAGGAAAGAATGGTGGCATATACAAAACGCTTGCAGGGGAAGAAGAGGAAGCCATTTTAATTTATGACTATGACTTTTACCTTGTAGAAATATTACATGACCATGCCTCAGGTTTTTGTGCATGGTTTAAGATGCACTTACCCTTTGATGGAGTGCAAGAATTTATAGCACCGGTAACTCAATTACTAACTAGAGATACAGCAAGTAAAGTTCTTAACTCAACAGGTATATTTAAAAATGGTAAACGACTAGACCATGTTATTGATTACATTATTGCTGTATTAGAAGCACATCAAAAACAAAAGAAAGCTACTACCATGTATAGACAATATGGTTGGAATGCTACCTTTAATAAAATAGTAATTGGTAATCGTGAGATTAGTGCTTTTGGTATTAAGTATGTTCCTGTATCAGAAGATTTAAAAGACGTTAATGCTACCTTACAGAAAAAAGGTTCTTTTGATGAATGGAAAAAAGCTATATCAGTATATGAAAGACCAGGCATGGAGTTGAGAGCATTTGGTTTCTTCTGTGCGTTTGGTTCTTTGCTTATGCCTTTCTTTAAAACTAGAGAAAAATCAGCAGTAATTAATTTATATAACCCTGGCACAGGTCAAGGTAAATCTACAGTATTGCAGGCTATGACTAGTGTTTATGGTAACCCAGAGATGAATGCAAATCTTATTCAAGTTTGGGGAGATACAGGTAATGCAGTTATTAATCGTATGGGGTATATGAATAACTTACCTGCTGCCGTAGATGAATTTACTAAAGTAACTCCTGACCAACTACACGACTTCCTAAAGTTTATGTCAATGGGTCGAGGTAAAAATAGATTAAGTAGTGCCGGAGTTAATAAAGAAAGACAAAACGACACTATCTTTAATTTAATATGTGTGGTCTCAAGTAATACAGATTTTAGAACAGTTATGTTTTCTAAGAATGCTAAAGCTTCAGGTGAAATGGCTAGGTTCTTACAGTTACGTATCGAAAAAGATGATTCTTTAACTAAAGAAGAAGCAGATAATTACTTTGGTAGATTGTTTGATAATTATGGACATGCTGGAGAAATATATGCTCAATGGATTATATCTAATTTAGATACCGTTAAAACAGCCCTATCAGACACGCAAAAGAATATAGACAAAGCTTGGAACATTACAGGAGAAGATCGTAAATATTCAGCTACATTAGCTGCTGTATTTTTAGGGGCTAAAATATCTAAGGCATTAGGCATTCATAATATAGATATAGAACCTGTTCAAAAAGCTATTTATGCAGAGTTAGAGAAATCAAAGATTGATTTAAAAGCCCGTGATTTTGATGCTATGGAAACATTAACTGAATTTTTACATGAAAACCTAAAGAACACTTTGGTTATTAATAGTAAAACCGATGCTCGTTCTGGATTACTAGAGGCCCCTTTACTTAAACCAATCTATGAATTAAGAGTAAGAATTGAACCAGATGTCAACACAATTTACATTCCTGTAGGTATAATGCGCACATACTTAGAAACTAAAGGAAATGTCACTATGGAAGATTTTGTAGCTAAACTCAAAGATAACAAAATTTTAAAACCTAAATCAGGTGAACTTAAAGTTATTCAAAAAGGTTTAGAGGTTAGCGGTTCAGGAAGAAGATGCATATGGATTGATAACTCTACGTTTGACGACATAAAAACTAATAACTTACCATTGGATATACCACGAAGTGTTAACTAACGGAACAGATTACCAAATACTTTGGTCTGAATTTAAACCAGGCTCATCTATCTTTTTACCTGCAATTGATACTGATGCAGCGGTAGCTGCTATTACAAAAGAAAGTGAACGACTAGAGTTTGAGTTTGTTCACAAAGTAGTCATTGAGGATAATGTAAAAGGTATTCGAGTTTGGCGTTTATAGCCCAGCTTCAAATCTAACTTTTTGGATGTATTTAACGTCTCGATCATCATATTTAGCTATATGATCAAGCATATTTGTTTCTTCTTGTCTAAAATACCTAATTCTTCTTTGTTTTTCATCAGGAGACATTTTCTTATCTTCTAGAACTCTTGTTTCAGCCGTTCTTAATTGACCTAAATATTTACCAATATCATCAAGTAAATATCTTTTTACAATAAGTTTTTGATTATTATCTTTAAGGACATATTCTAAGGTTTCTTCAGGCCCTCTAAATTTTTGTTTATATTTATAGGTATTATAAACTTCGCCTACAATATCTCTTAGTTCATAGTAATCATTTTTAGCGCGATTTCCAAACTCTTTAGTATAGAATGCAGACGTACCAGGAATGGCATTAATTAAATCTTGTGTAGATTTAGAAGGCAACACATCTCCTCTTATATCTGCCATTAAATCGTTTGTAGCTAGACGTACTATACCTGCGCTATAACCAAGATACCCATCAAGTAAATGATCTATTTTCATAGGGGAAGATCCTGAAAGGCTACCTATTACTTTAGCAAATTCAGATGTTCTAGCAGTGTATTGCATTTCTTCTTCTCTACCACCAACACCTGTTCCCGCAATAGGTCTTCCTGTAAAATAGTCATAATTCATAGAGGCTTCAACAAGAGGTTTGAAAGCTTGAGGCATAACTGATGGAGATGCAATAGCATTTATAAATCCGACTTTTATAGCTCTAGCTGCTTTAGTGTCGTCTTCATCTTGTCTAATCAATGTGTGGTATATATGTTCAGGAATAATTTTTGTAAATAATGTAGCTAAATCTGAACGAACAGGAATACTTAACCCTCCCATGCCTGGGAATACAAATCTTCTATCTCTAACAGAAGGATCTAGTTTTTCATAATCGTCATCATCTGAAACTAAAGCACTATATATTAAACTTAAAAGCATAGTTTTCATCATAGTATTTCTAAGTATTCTAAAATTTTCAGCTTTTTCAGATGGAGCAATACCTCGTCTTGTAGCAATTTTCATCATTACATTTAAAGATTGTAAGTAAGCACCAAAGAACGGAATAACTTGACGACCTACAGATACTAGTTTGTTGGAACCTGTTCTTCTAAAATTAATTAACTCAAACGCACGTTCAATAGCAAGAGCTTTATCTCCAGTTTCTTTTAAAGTTTGAGTATAAACTGCTTGACGAACAACATTATCAGAAGCCATAGACAGTTTTTGAAGTGGACTATAAAGCATACGATTAAATAATCCTGGTTTTTTTAACCCTTCTTTAATTTCTGCGTCTATCTTACTTGTATCTGCTGTATAGTCTTTTCTACCTACCGCCCCTACACTTTTTAATTGAGCTCTAGCTGTACTAACGCCTTTTGAAGATTTACGTATTTCTTTAATTACTTCTAAAGGTATAGAAAATGGGTTTTCAACTCCAGAAGTTGTCATTGCAGAATATGTATCTTGAAATACCTGAGATACAGAAAACAACGGATATAACACAATATTTTGGCGTAAGACGTTTGCTATCTTTGCAAATAGAGGAAATGCAGGTAACGCTACAGTTTCCATACCTGTAAATGCTTTTACAAATAGAGGATCTTCAAAACGATATTTAACAACACCACCATTTTGCCAAATACCGATAGTGTTGCTTGCAGGTTGGTTAACAGCATTTGGAGGTAATTTAGTTACTTCACCTTCTAGGTATTGATCCGCCGCTGCAACTAAATTTTGTGCCGCTTTATTATTAATACCTTTTCTAATTACATAAGACATCCAACGTTCCATGTTATCAAACACGTTGTTAACAGGTTGATTACTACCTTTAAATTTAGGATCAGTTTTAGCTCTGTCTAATAATCCAAGAGTATATGCTTTAGGACCTTCTTTTTGTTCTATTTGCTCGACACGATAAAATGGAACGTAGTCCATTATATCTAATAACTCTTGCGCTTGCTCTGCAGAATAAAGACCTGAATCTACACCAAATTTTAATACCTTAGCCCTAACACTATTCCATTGATCAACAATCCCATTTAATCCTGGATAAGTTTCAAATAATTTAAGAGCAGAGTTAATTTCTTTTGTGGTCATAGAAACATATTTAAAGTTATCTTCCCATAGTTTTTTAGCTTTTTTATCATTACCTGCCAACATTGCATCTAAAACATCTTCTTTTAACTCTTTATTTTTTTCTACTAGACTTTTTGAACGTTTAGCAATTAATGCTGCATGAGCATATCTCTCCATAGTTTCATAAGGAATCCCCGCTTTATCAGCAAGAGCCTTAATGTTAAGCATCATCTTCTTCCAACTTGTGTTAGAGTTTAATACAACATATTTAAATATAGAAGAGTCATATTTAATATCTCCTTCTACTAAGAAATCATGAGCAACTGCATCACCATGAAGGGCTTGTGATGTGCTGATGGAATGTAATACTTTTTTAGTTTCCGCCCATTCAGCAGTTTCTGTTAACCCACGACGTATTTCATTATTTAAAGCTGCATCTGATGAGAAGAAGTTAGTTTCGGCAGTGTCCAGAAAATGTTGCAATCCTTTAAATTTATTTTTAATAAATTGTTTAGGATCATCTTTAAATTCTTGGAAGGTTTTTGATTCTTCAGCTTTTTCAGTTTTAATATTTGAATTCTTAAAATATTCTGCAGCTTTTTCATTATTATCTTTTGCAAACATTCTATCTTGAGGCGTGAAGTCAGGTATGGTAGCGTTACCAACTTGACGTGTGCCTGTAAATAGGTCAGGCGTTAATCCTATTACATCACTTAATAGAGTATTAGATACATCGCCTAATTTTAAAAGTTCTTTAACGAAGTTAAGGAAGTCTGTCCATAGTGAATTAACAGGAGGGGCATCCGGAACAACACTACGTTCACCGGCTAAGAATTTTTGAAACTCTACAGTGTTGTAGGCGTTAGCAATAAACTCATCCATATCTTTAAAGGCTTCACCAAAATTCAGTTCCTGTTGCATAGCAGCAACTTCAGCTACGTCAAATATATCTACTAATTTATTACCTAGTGGTGTGCGTCCTACAGGTCTACCATTTTTCATGGTTATATGTTTTTTTAATTCAAAGGCCGTGGCACTATGTGTCGCTTCGTGGAATATTGTATCTACACCTGCATCAGGGCTAATAGTAGTTTTGTTTTGGAAGGGCTCAAACAAACCATATTCACCTTTCTTCATACCCATAACTTTATATGTGCCTTTAGTTACATTAGGCAGTTTGGATATAACATCTAGTAATATCTTTTGAACAGGGTTTAGCTTATCTAAATGCTGTTGTCTAATAATAGTAAGGGCTTGACCTAATGTTTTAGCAGGCTTAGTTGTGTTAACTATTGCTTTACCTTCAGCACTACCTTCTAGGGTAGACTGCATTCTTTCTTGTTTTAATCCTGTAAAGTCATCGATGAAAGCATCAATCATACTATCGTATGATTCTTTATCAGTAGCAAATTGTGATTTTTTATTCTTACCTAATTTTTTAGGTTCATATCTAAAGAGTTCATTCTGAAGCTTATTAAAGGCTTCTACTTCTTCAGGAGTAGGTGGACGTTTTAAAATTTTATCAATTACAGATTCCATTTTACGATTAACTATAAAATCTTTAGCCGTTTGAATATGCTCTTTCATCTCTAATTCAGAGGGTGTAACTTTACCCATTACAGGATCAGTTAAAGGTCTAATAGAATTTTTTAAATCGGCTATTAATGCTTTAGGAGCATCTTTAATTTGTTCTAAATTTTTAGCTAAGTATTTAACACGTTTTTCTAATTCTTTTTCTGGAGGCAGATTTTTTTCTAGTTCAGATTCTTGTTTAGAACGTTCAATGTTACGTTGTTCTCGAACTGTTTTTAAAAACTCTGTTCGTGCTCTATCTCTAATAATAGGATCTGGATCAGAAAGCCTATCTATAAAACTTGTAGGTGTTAATTTATCTTCAGGTTTTACATATTCTTTAGGCTTAACATTTAGTTTACCTTCTTGTGGGATTTGTTGCTGATACTTTTGTTCTTTATCAGCAATGTCGTAATATGCCCCTAAAACTTCTCCGCTCTTAAGAGTCTCTTGAGCTTCTGGAGCTTTAGGTTCTTTTAATGTAACAGGCTGTTGTGTCTCTCGTCCAACAGGTTGTCCAACATTATCCCCAGTAGCGTCCACTCCTCCAACGTCACTTGACTCAACTCTTTCGGTGGCTGCTCGTACTGGTTTGGATTCATCAAGTGCTGGAAGGCTAATTCTATCTGCTTCGGACTTAATTTTAGGTTGTCTAGTGACATCAATTTTTTCCTTAGGGATCGGTTTTGGTTGTTTTAATTCTATCACAGGAGGCAGAGATTGAATAAATGTATTGACTGCATCTTCATTTACTTTATCAGGATTTGCTTCAATAACTTGATTTAATAAGTCACGATTTTCCTGTGCAGATATATCTTTACCAATAAGGGCTTTATAACCATTACTAGATTTTTTAAATCCTAACGAAGTTAACGTAGAACTATTAAGAACACTTGATGGTTCATCATCAGCTAAATCTTGTTCTTCCTCTTCTTTAGGTTTTGCTGCAGCTTTTCTAGCTTTAATAGCATCAGCTTCAGTTTTTATTTGGTCAAATGTAGCATCCATAACATCTTGACGATTAGGTTTAGCTACTACAGTATCTGCTATATCATCACTAAGTATTTTTTCTTTAGCTTTGTTAACTTCCTTAATTTGACTAGTAGCAGCTTTAACTTCTCTGTATTTATTGTATGCGCCCGCAGCACCACCAAGACCTGTACCTACAGCTAAAGCACCCCAACCAGCTTCAAAGTATTCTTTGTTAGCTTCTTCACCCGTTATTGGTAGTCCTGCTTGATATCGTTCCGCTGCTTGTTCTAATACCTCAGTAGGTACTTCTGATATACCTTTTATTGCTTGGACTCCAGCAGCTTTAGCTACAACTTTACCTGTGCCTCTTTCTGCAAGTTCTTTTGTTATTTCTTTTATAGCAGTTTTAGTTCCTACTTTACCCATACCTAAAGTAAATCTATCTACTACATAACCTGTAGGCGCTGTAATTGCCGCCCATGTTTTAGCTTCTGTTGTATTTAAATCTTGAGGTGCATTTTTTTCTAATGCTTGACGTTCCATAAAATGACCGTATTGTTGAACACCATACGTTCCAATACCCACTAAAGCTCCCATAATTGGTGCAGCTAATGGCGCTGCTGGACCAGTGACTGCGGCAGTTCCTGCAGATGCAGCAAATCCTGTTAATAATGGAATAGCCATTTCAGGACCTGATTTTAAAATTTGTTCTACAACAAAGGAAGGCACTTGCATGCCGGCGGGAATAATACCTTTTTCTTCTGCAATACGTTGTATGTCTGCGGCAGTTAATGTTTGAACTGCTGGGGCAACTTGACCTTTAGTTTTTATTTCTTGCATTTTAGCTGCAGCTGCTGTCATGTCTTTATCATCAACAGCACTACCTAATTCAAGACCACGTTTAGCGCCACCTAAAGACTCAAAGCCTTCTGTTAAAGCTTGGCTAGCACGAGTTAACATGCCTACGTCTTCAGGTTTTTGAGAGAGTACTTTAGTTGGATTTAAGAATGAAAGAATATCATCATCGGTATAACCTTCTGTTCTAGCGCCAGCTAGATCAAAGTTTTTTTCTTTAGCTAGATACTCATTTATTTCACTAGCTGTATAGCCTTCTTTTAAGGCTCCTTGAACGTCAAAAGGCATAATTAATTAGTATTTAACTTCCTGCAAATTCTGTAATAGGTCTTCTGTTAACACCTGGTTGTGCTACACTTGGTTGTGCTACAGCAGTTTGAGGTCCATAAGCACCTTCTATATTACCCAGAAGAACATTTAATTGTGTTTCTAAATATTGTTTTTTAATTAAACTAAGTTTTGATGCATCTCCACCTGTTGCTTCTGTTAAAGCAGCATCAGGATAGTCTTTATTAAAAGCATCTTGAGCTAGTTTAGCTGCTTTTTCATATATTTCATATCCTTTACCTGTTTTACTTGCTCTTTCTTTAAGATTAGCAATACGCATAGATGTTTCAAGTTCAGCATTCTTCATCTCAATATTAGCATTAAGTGTTTTGTAGTCATTAATATTCTTCATGTAACCTTGAGCATCACCACGTTTTTGAGCATACTCTGCATCATTAAGTTTGTTTTGAGCTTCACGTTTAGCTTTTTCAAGTTCTCTAAGATCTTTAAGCGCTTCTGTTCCTGCTTTAAGTCCTGCAGGTGCTGCTCTTGATAATCCTTTTAATAAAGAACCTGGAGTAGAACTTAATGCATCTGACATAGCAAATAACATATTAGCGTTAGCCATACGTTTAGCAGAATCTGTTTCTGTTTCATTAGCAGCAGCAATTTCTTTCATACGAGTTTTATAATAATCAGGGTCTAAACCTAATTCTGTTTCAGCAGCTCTTTGATCTTTAAAATATTCTCCTGCTGTAGGAACATTTCTTGTAGGTACTAATGCTGCAGCGGCATCTTTATAATAGAACGGATCGTATAACTCAGGATCTGTTTTAACACCTTTACCATATGCATAATGTTTAACTTCGCCACCTTGAGCAAAACCAAATTGATATTGAGCACCTACGCTATTAGGTGAAGCGGTGATACCTAATCTACTACCTTCTTGATTAATTCGTTCTAATAGTGCTTGACGACTATCTACATTGTAGTCTGCACCATAACGTGTGCCATCATCTGTAATGTAACTACCGCGGATACTTCTCAAACCCATACTATTATCTGGACCAGGTGCTACATCGGCACCTACAGAACCTCTACCTGCATTTCTATCTACACTTAAAGCTCTTGCATCAGGCATATATCTAGCATTGTATTGATTACCTTCATCAGTCATGTAACGACCACGAAGTTCACCTCTTGGCACAGAAACACCTTGTTGATTAACGATACCAGCATACTCAGCGCCTATAGAACCACGTTGATTACCTAAGTCAGCACCTAAGCCATATTGAGCTGCAATAACTTGTTTTTCTTCGTCAGTAAGAGTATCAAAACGACTGCGTGTTGTAAGGTCAACATCGCCACCATTATCAAACGCTACGATACCACCACTAGCAAAGTTTTGTTCTTGATACATATCACCTGTATCTAATGAAGCAATTCCGCTATCATCCATAGGTTGATTGTTTTGTGCAAAATTCATAGCTGCTGGTAAGCCTTGAGGTTGTGAGGCTGCAATAGTTTTATCTGCAACACTTTGTGGACCTTGTGCCATAGCTTCTTTAGCTTTTAATGCAGCTAACTCTTTATCTTTTACAACACGTTGTTGTAGTTCAAACAAAGCAGATGCTGCCGGAATATTAGCAGCTGCAGCTAACTCAGGATTTTTAACATATTCTATTAGTTTATTTTGAGGAATATAGCTTAAATTTTTACCAATGCTCATATTATTGTCCTATATTGTTTTACCTAATACATTATATAAACCTAGTCCTGCTAAACCTAAACTTGCTACTTGTGATGCTGTAGATGGTTGAGGAGTGTAAGCCACTTGTGTAGAACCAAGAGCACCTGCATTACCACGTAGAATATTACTGAGGTATTCAAGTTGTGATTTAGGATAGTTTTGTTGGGTCAAGTAATTTTGGTAAGCAATATCAAGACCTTGTTGAGCTTGTTGTTGCTGTTGAGCACCTGTAGCACCTTGAGCTTGAAGCCTAGCTAAATCAGTTGTTTGTTGTTGAGCACCGAGTTGACCAAGTGCTTGTGAACCTTGTAAACCAGATTGTAGACCTGCTGTACCAAGTTGACCAAGAAGTGCTGCTTGTTGACCGTATGCTGCTTGATTAAGTTGTTGAGCTTGTAATGACCTAGCTTGGTCTTGATTAAATTGTTGTTGTGCATTCATGTATGCATCTTGCATGCCTTTAGTTCTTAAATCAGCTATACTTTGATTAGCACCTCTTTCTTGTTCAGCTTGTAATAAAGTATTTCTAGCGCCACCAAATGTACCTCGTCCAATAGCACCTGTCATACCCGCAGTCTTCGCTAAATCTCTTTGTTTTTCAGCTTCTCGTACACCAATATCCGTTACATTAGAAGCATAAGGTGACATGTAAGATGCCGCCGCTGGAGCTCCAAATGAGCTAGTACCAACACTCATAGGAGTATAACCCATAGCTCCTGTTAATCCTGCAAGCCCTGTACCTAAACCTAAGGTAGTACCAGCTCCTAGTCCTGCTGATGCTGGAGCAAATTGGCCTGGAGTTGTCATGCCCAGTGTTTCAGCTTGTTGAGTAGTTTGAGCAGGAGTAAAACCTGCTAATCTAGAACCTGTATAAGTTTCATAAGGTTTAACACCTGTTACATCACCTGATGAACTGGTAGTGTATACATTCTGAGCAGTCGACTTCATTAACTGTTCATAGTAGGGCTTTGCGTATTCAGGTAAGTTTGTAGAATAAGAAGTAGATGTAGAAGGGCCACTACTACCGCCAGAAGATCCTCCACCGCCCATTTGGAATGTGAAAAAGCCTACTAATGAGTGTAGCCAGTTTGTTAAATTTAAAAGCTTCATAAAGTTTTCTCCACTACGTGTGATACCACATTAAGTCCTAATTTCATTTTAAATAATCTTGCTTGAGCGTCTTGAGCGTATGCTCTAATTTTTGTAATCCCATTACTAATACACCAATCTTCATATTGCCTAACTGTGTTATTGTCAAATAGCCCTTTGCCGCCCATGCATGTTGTAAATGCAACTTTGTGATTCATTTGATTAATAACTTCTACTGTAAAACAACCAATAATTTTATTATCTTCAACAACTACAAATAACAATTGAAACTCTTTTATTAATAAAACTTTAAGTTGGTCAATGTCGTAATCACCATGTTCATAATTAATAAAAGCAACATTTAACATTGGCCAAACAATTTCCCATACTGCATGAATATGACCTGGTGCTACTATTTGTACTGATTTCATGCCATTAAATATTTATTAGGATTTATTTGTTTACCTTGTTTAGAATTACCTGTTCTTGCTTTTCGTACTTTTTGCATCATTGCATATAATCTTTTTGATCCTGCTTTAGAAGAGCCATTACCTAAATGAGAAACAACATCTGCAGGGATTACAAATTCACCATCAGCTAAGCGAGCGGGTTGTTTGCCTTCTATTGTAGCAGGTATTGAGTCAGACATACCGTCACCAGCGCCATCTAAATAACCGCCGCGAGCATAACCTAATGTTTTAGCTTTATCTAAAGCTTGTTCACCTGCAAGATTATTAAGACGACCTAAACCAAAACCTGAAAGTCCTGGAGATATTGTAGGTTGATTGTCTGGTGTGCCATATATATCTCTTATACCGCCTGATTGAATTGTACCACCCGTTGCATAACTTTTAGTAGGAGCTCCTAAATTTAATGGTGAAGGTCCTCCTAAGTTCAATGTTCTATATGGGTTAAATCCAGAAGCTTTAACATAACCATATGTAGGTCTACCCATAGCATCTACACCCGTTTGTTCATATGATTGTTTTTCTTGTGGTGTTATAGTATCTTCATAAAAATCAGAAGGTTCAACTCCTGCTAGTGCAGCTCCAGCTGCTGGCATATATAGTTGAGACGCTTTACCACCAGCATCAGTAAATCTATCATATAAACCTGTTATACCTGTTTTAGGGGGTGAAGCAGTTAATCCAGCATTGGCAGTATTTCCTAAATTAACGCCTTCTTTAATAAAACTAGATCCTGCGGCTGAACCACTAGGAGCAATAGTAGAAGCTCCATAAGTTGCATCAAACGCCATAGGTTTTGTAAATGAAGCAACGGGGTCTAGTGGTACTCCTGAAAGAGTTCCTGTACTTCCTAAAGAAGTAAAATTATTAGGAGCGCCTACTAAAGGGGCACCTGTTTCTTTTGCAATTAAACCCATATTTGTTGATGCTGTTGGAGCTGCTGTTGTAGCAGCTGAACCCATTTTAGACCATACATCACTTAATCCATGCCCACCATAAGCACCAAGTCCAGCCATTAATCCTTGACCTAAATTACCTGTTAAAGCAGCGGTAGCACCACCAACTAAAAGTCCAGTACCTAGAGCAGAGCTCATAAACGAACCAGCACCAAATATACTTTCACCTAATCCAAACCCGCCAGGACCTAAAGCAAACCCAGCTGCAATAGGTAACACAGCTTTAAATACTTTACCAAGTTTAAACGCTTCTGGCATACCAGTTTTAGGGTTAATAGTCAAAGAGGTACCATGTTGCTTAGCTAATGCTTGCAAACCTTGTACTTCTTCTTGGTTCATATGAACGATTAGATCGTCACCATATCTACCTAGAGAAGCTATACCTTGAGCTGTGGAATGTGCTGTCATACGAAGTCCTTAAATTTGTCTAATAATATCATGTTTCCCGTGCCTTATGCTACTGTAATTGTAGGCGCTATGCCTGTTAATGCTACTGCTCTAGTTGGTACAACGTTGCCATTAAATACTCTC